AAAGAACTGATATTTATTTGTTCGTTTATGTTCTTTCAGACCTTTCAAAAGCTTTTCTTGTTGGTTGGCTTCCAAAAGATTTATTCTTTGAAACAGCAACGCTTAAACGCAAAGGTGAATTCGACGGAAATACTTCTTTTCAATATCGCGCTGACACTTATTCAACAACGTTAGACAAACTTTACGCTGTCAAATGAAACTACTATTTAAAATTATTGTTCACGCACTCGCCGCGTTTGGCGTGTTGCATTTATTATTTAACACTTAAAACAAAACAAAATGAAACGAATAATATTTGAAATGACTTTTTTTTCAGTTTGGGTTGCGCTGTTGATTTTTTTGTTAATCAAATTAACCAAACAATTTGAAGCTGAAAAAGACCGCGAACTTCAACAAATCGAAGTTCAATTTAAAAAGTTTAAATTTGGAAAAGAAAAAGATTTGTCTGAAGACAAAACAATCAGTCAACGAAAACTGGAAACACTTGACCGAATTTACGAATATAAACCAATTGATTAAATTTATCGCTTTGACGGCAATCGTTGCGGTTGTGTTAATGGTTGCCTTCATTGCGTATTTATTACCGCCTAAAAACGACAGAAAATGATAATAAAAGAAATAATTGCAACACTTGCGCTTTTGATTCTTTACGCTTTGTACAGAATCAGTCACTTATTTATTCTTACAAGACGAATTGACACCTTTACAGACTGGATCAATACGGACCGACGCGACGACTTCAGCGTAATGATTTTAACAATCGTTTCGTTCTTTTTGATTCTGTTCTTCGGTTTCATTTTTACGATTCTTATTTATGCTGGTATCTTTGCACTTAATTTGATAATCTTATTTGTTAAAAGATTAACAAAACTTTGAATATTCAATTTTTTTCAATTATGGACAAAAGACAGAACAACGGCGGTGCGCGTGACAACGCTGGAAGAAAAAAAAGATCCGAAGAACAAGCACTTGTTGAACGATTGACGCCATTCGACGAAACAGCTTTTGAGGCTTTGAAAGACAACCTTGAAGCTGGTGAAAAATGGGCGGTTGAATTGTTCTTCAAATATCGTTTCGGTATGCCACGTCAAATGTTAGACGTGACCAGCAACGGAAACGATATAACCGCACCAATAATTTCATTTAAGAAATTCAATTCAAATGTCGAATGAAATCGAAATCAGTCATAAGTTTGAACCTTTATTTGACCTTCTTGACGATAATTCTTTTGACGAAGTCGATACGATTGTTTTAACTGGCGGTCGCGCTTCAAGCAAATCGTTCAACGTGGCGCTGTTAACTTTAATCGGTGTCGTTGAAAAAGGTTGGAAAGTTTTATATTCTCGATTTACAAATACGTCAATCGGTGATTCAATTAAGTCTGAAGTAAGTGACAAAATCGAATTACTCGGTTATGAGAATAAAATAATTGATAACCAGTTTAAAATTGATTCACGCGTTTCTGAAGGTTCGATTTCATTCAAAGGAATCAAAACTGGATCAAAAGGTCAAACAGCAAATTTGAAATCATTGTCAGGTTTCAATTGTTTTGTCGTTGACGAAGCTGAAGAAATACCAAGTTATGACACTTTCAAAAAAGTCTTTTACTCTATTCGTTCAGTTCATAAAAGAAATATTTCAATTCTTATTCTGAACCCGACGATTAAAACACATTGGATTTACAAAGAACTATTCAAGAAAAAAAATGTTCCTGACGGCTTTTGCGGAATAGTTGACAACGTTCTTTACATTCATTCAAGTTACCTTGACGTAAACCCGAAATTCATTCCTGAAAACATTCGACGTGATTACGAACGAATGAAAGTTGAAGAACCTGAAGTTTACAAAAATGTCGTTCTTGGTGGTTGGATCAACGAACACGAAGGGGCGCTGTTTAAACAATCTGAATTAAACTATTATAATCCAGCGCAAGTTGACTGGAATGAATCAATTGGAAAAATTGCTTTCATTGACGTCGCTGACACTGGTGAAGACAATCACGCCGTTCCAATTGGAAACATTGTCGGAAATCGAATTTATATTGAAGATGTTCTATTCACAAAATTAGGAACTGACGTCAACGTCGATTTGTCAGCGGCTTTTTTGAATAAACACAAACCTGAATTTGTTCGAATTGAATCAAACTTCGGAGGCAATATGTACCTTTCACTTTTACAGCCTAAAGTTCAAGACGACATTACTCTTCTTGCAATCCGAGCAACTACAAATAAAATTGGTCGAATCATTCAGTTGTCAGGCTTTATGAAAAAATATTGCTATTTTAGAAACGACATTGAAATTGGTTCAGATTACGACAAATTTCTTGAAAACGTTTTTGAATTTACAGCCGACGGAAAAGCACAACACGACGACGCACCTGACGCACTTGAAGGACTTTGTTCAATGGCGCGTTCATTCCATTCTTATTTGTGGCAAGAATAAAAAAAGCGCACTTTTAAGGTGCGCCAAAACCAAAAGAATCACAAACTTTCGGTTTTTAGTTGTAGGTTGGTTATAGATTAACGATTTGTTTCAAGTCGTCTTGAGTATAAATACCAAGTTCAGAAAGTGTTTTCATTGCGTTCGCTTTCTTTTCAAGAACTTCAGCTTTTTCTTTTTCGTTTTCCTGAAGAACAGAAATGTGTGAATAGTCAAGTTCCAACCATTCACCTTTGTTAATCAATCCGAAAAGTTGTGAACGATTCATTGCGAGTTCTTCAGCTTCAGGAATGATTGTCGACTGATACGCTTGTTTGATTCCTTCAGCAAGGTTTTCATAAGTCGAACCAGTTTGGCGTGAAAAAATATTTGCATTTAATCCGTAAGCGTCAATGATTGTTAAAAAGTCGTCGTTGATTTCCTCAAACAGCATTAAGTCTTTTGTCGGAAAAGTCATTGGTTGCCACGTTAACGAAGTGTTTGTCATTATTGTATGCATTTGATTTTCTTCGATTCCGTAAAGACGTTGATATTCGTCGTTCAATCTTTGGCGTTCTTTTTCAGTCAATGGAATTGAACCTGACTGATCCTTCGATTGATTTGATAAAATACCTAAAGCACCTTTTCTGTTGATTATAACGTTTCTAAAACCATAAGCGCCGCGAATGTTTGAAATAGGCATAAATAACGACGTCATTGGCGCTTCACCTTTTACTGGATTCTTTGAAGAAACATAACGTGTTTGATTTATTTCATTCGTGTTGAACTTAACGCCACTTCCGTCAAGAAATTCATATCCAGTTATAATTCCGTCAATCGTTGTTTGTGCGTACCATTTGCCTGAAACGTTGATTTGCATTTGTGCCGCTGGTAAGTTTGTTAATCCTTGAGGAAATGAAGTCGGCAAACCGCGAAGAATGTATTCGTAATTGTTGCCGTAAATACATTTATTTTCATTCCATTGTCGAATGTGGTCGTTTCCATTAACCAAAGGGTTCGGATTTTCCAAAAGCTTAACAACTGGCGAATCAGTAACTTCAAGAACGTTTCCGAATTTGTCACTTTTATAATGTTTCCAAACACCTGACGCAAGAAGATAACCGCGTCTTTGGATCACCGCGTAAAGTTGCGGTGTCGTAATATAGACGTTGTAAGCGTCCCACGAATCAGGCGACAACCATTGTGGCTGTCCAGTTAAAATTTGTGCTGTTTGTGTTCTTGGTGTCTTGGTGTAAGAAAAACCGAACAAAGAATTTATAAGTGACAAAGGTGTGAAATCCATACAAAAAAAATATTTGTTTCGAACAAAATTAAGTTTTTTAAGTAATAAATGTGAAAATTCTTACATTTGTGAGAATATTTTTACTATGAAAAAAGTAATTTTGACAGCTGACGAAATAAAAAAGCTGAAAGAAGTAAAGCAAAAACAAGTAATTAACAACGAAATTGTTAAAAAATGAACGACCTAAAATTTTACAGCAAAGCTGAAGAAATAGATTACATTGTTGCTAATAAAGAAATGTTAATTGCAACAAAGAAAATGTCAAACAAACATACTGACGCGATTCATTTTACACCAACAATTGAAAAAAAAGACGCTTCAAAAGCTGTTCTTTCAGGTCGCATTGATCCAGTATTAAACGATTACGAAGAACCAATTGAAGAACCAACACGTTTGAAAGCGCGTCTTGTGTTGAATACGACAAGAATAATGGATTCACATTGTGACGTTCATATTGACGGACTTTGGAATAAAACATTAAAGGAACAACGTCTTTTGTATTTGCTTCAGGAACACAATATGACCTTTGAAGGAATCATTTCTGACAATATCAAAACTTCACTTGAATTGTTAGATTGGTCAAGCGTTGGAATTAAAGCCGCTGGTCAAACACAAGCATTAATTTTTGACGTTGAAATTCCTGAAGAACGTAATGAATTTATGTTTGAGCAATACAAAAACGGCTACGTTAAAAACCATTCAGTTGGTATGCGTTACGTTAAAGTTGAACTTGCTGTAAATGACGAACGTTACCCTGAAGAATTTAAAGTTTGGAACAAGTACATTGACCAAGTTGTGAACAGAAAAGATGCTGAAGAAAAAGGTTATTTTTATCCAGTTCTTGAAGCGAAACTTCTTGAAGGTTCGGCTGTTCCTATGGGTTCAAATTATGCAACACCAGTTCTTTCAATAGAAGAAAAAAATATTGAGCCGTCAATTAATGACACTCAAAAAAATGAGCCGTCAATCGTTGACACTCAAAAACCAAATAGTTTATTTATTAATTTACTCTAAAAACAAAAACAAAATGTTTGTAGAAAAAACAATTGAAGAAGTAAGCGCAATGTCAATGACTGAACAAGCGACTTACCTTACAGAAAAAAAAGCACACGAACTGAATGTTCGTAAAGCTGAAATTGAAGCGGCTATTGCTGACGCTAAAAAAGAAACTTCAAGTGAATTTGAAGCTTTGAAAGCTGAATTAAGCAACGTTGCGGTTGAATTGAAAGGATTGAAAGAAACACCAGCAAAAGTTGAAGGTGCGAAAACAATTGGTCAAGCTTTGGTAAACGCTTTTAAAGCGGCTGAAGGTGACATTCAAAAAGCAATCAACGGAAAGCAAGAAACAGCAATCAAAGTTGCGGTTACAATGTCAGTTGACGACACAATCGGCGCTGGACCAACACAAGTAACGATTACTGACAACACTGGAATTATTTCACCAATAAGAAAACGCGAATTGCGTTATTTGGCGAACGTTTCAGTCGGATCAACTTCAGGAAACCGCGCTTTGTGGATTGAAGAACTTGACGAACAAGGGAATCCAATAATGTTAGCTGAAGGTGCTGAAAAACCACAAGCTTCAGTTCGTTACGAAGAAAGAACAGCTAACGTTAAGAAAATCGCTGTTTACGGAAAAGTTACAACAGAAATGATGGCTGACTTGCCGCAATTGATTTCTTACATTCAGAACAACTTAATGAAGCGTTTGGATATCGTTCTTGAAGATAACTTCTTCAATGGTGACAACCTTGGTGACAACTTGAACGGCGCGTTCAACCTTGCTACGCCTTGGGCGGCTGGTGTTTTAGCTGGAACAATTGTTTCTCCTTCAGATTACGACGTTGTTGAATCAGTAGCACTTCAAACAGAACTTGCTTTTGGTATGCCAACAGCAATATTCGTTAATCCAGCGGTTGTTGCAAGAATGAGATTAACAAAAGATTCAGTTGGTCAGTACGTTTTGCCAGTTTTTGCAACGGCTAACGGACTTGAAGTTTCAGGTATGCGAGTAATACCAACAACGGCTGTAACTGGTGAAAACTTTATCGGTGGCGATATGTCAGTTCTTCACGTTCTTGTTCGCGAAGAGTTAGGAATTCAAATCGGTCTTGACGGAAATGACTTCATTAACAACAAAAAAACAATGCTTCTTGAAAAAAGAATCGTTCAGTTCGCTTCAGCAAACGACACTGGTTGTTTGATTAAAGGTGAATTTGACGTTGCGAAAGCGGCACTTGCGGTTTAATTTGATTTATAACAAGGGGGTGCAATTCCCCCTTATTTGAAAAATTTCAAAATGGCAACAGCAAAAAAAGCGACAACAGAGGCAACAGCAACAGATGCACAAGCAACAGCGGAAAAAGAAATTCTTGCTGAACGTGTTCAAGCTGAACTTTCTAACGTTAGACCAAAACCAGTAAAAGGTAAATTTTACGAATTTGAATCAAAAGGAAAGTCGAAGTATTTGAAAAAAGGAAAGCGCTATTTATTGACCGCTGAACTTTTTGAATTATTTACTAAAAAAGGTTATTAATATGTCTTTAATCATTGCTGACGATTTTACTGGCAAATATGAAGTTCATATCAGTCAATTTACAGCTGACAAACTTCAAGAATATATTGACAGATACGAAACAAGTATTTTGAATAAATTACTTGGTGTGGATCTTTACAATTTATTTATTGTCGACATTGCTTTGCCTATTCCGTCACCGATTTATGAAAAGATTTTCTTGCCATTTATCGAACAGACGGATTGCGGCGAAATTTTGGAATCGAAAGGAATGAAAGACTTGCTGACTGGAATGATTTACTTTTATTATGTTCGTGACCAATATACTCAAATGAGTACGTTAGGCGCTGTAAAAAATAAAGGTGAAAATTCAGAAAGCACAACTTACGTTATGTCAGGTTTAAACGCGCGTTGGAACGAAGCGGTTGAAACATACCATTCAATTCAGCGTTACATTGAACTGAACAAACAAGTTGATTACCCAACCTTCAAAGGTTTAAGAGAATATCCAGCGTTATCAATGTAAGGAATGAAAGATATTTATCAAATAGTAAAAGACGAAATTCACGCAAAAATGAATTTGACAATCAACGTTGAAAGCGTTACTTTGGTGTCACCTGACACTTACGCTTTGGTTGTTTGTTCTTTGAAGTGG